TATCTGGCTAGCCAGGCGGCCGAGCTGGGCTACCGGGGCATTCCCATTCGCGAGGTGCCGCTGCTGTCCGGCACCAGTACCATCGCCACGGGCGCCGTGGACTACGGCAAGTTCGCCTTCCTCACCAACCCGAAGAATATCTACGTCGGCTTCCACCGGCGGGTGCGCATCGAGAAGTTCCGCGACCCGCGCGAAATGTGCACCGTATTCGTGCCCAGCGTGCGGTTCGACGTGAAGTTCGGCGACCCCAACTTCGCCGTCCTGGCGTACAACCTGCCCGCAAGCTGGACACTGGCCTAGCAGCCAAGGGGGCACCACATGCGGCTCCGCACCCCGCCCGAGGGCGTGTCAATCGACGGGATCGAATGGGACGGCGGTGCGGAGCTGGACGTGCAGGACCCCGTGCTGATCGATCGCATGGTGGCTGCTGGCGCGGTCATTGTCAGTGGCCGGGAGGGCATTGAGCATGGCGACACCACGGGCGCCGCGCCTGGGCCAACTGCGCACGGCCAGCCTGGTGACGCTGGAGCAACTGAAGGCGTACCTAGGGATCGATCCGGACGATTCCAGCCAGGACACGGCCCTCCAGCAGGCCCTCGACGTCGCCGAAGCGACACTCCTTAACCTGACGGGCTACACGGCCACCGCCGAGGAGCGCACCGAGCGCTTCAGCAGCGTGCGCGCCAGCCAGCTCATCATGACGGCCGCGCGCCCCATCGACGAGGCCCTGCCCGTGACGGCCGAGGCGCGGCATTGCGACACCGGGTGGTCCACCGTGTGGGCCACGGTGCTGCGCCCCGAATTGGGCAAGGTGCGCATCGCCGGCAGCACCGGGGTGTGCGACTGCCCGTGCGGGCGCCCGTGGCCCGACCCCTACCGCTGGCGCGGGGCGCGGTACGACGTGGTGCGCGTGGCGTACACCACCATGGCCATGGCTGCGGCCTTCGGGGGCGAGGTGCCCGCCGACTTCCTGTACGCCATCATGCGCACCGCCGCCGCCGTGTGGGGCAGCAGCCCCAGTGCGGTGCAGGCGGGGGCCGCGGCGGTGGCCGGCGCCGAGCAGGTGCTGTCCAGCGTGGCCGTCGGCAGCGTGTCCGAAAGCTACGACACCAGCAGCCCATTCGCGGTCAGCACCGGCTGGCTGCCCAGCAGCACCGCCGGACTGACGGCTGCCCTGGCCCCGTACATGGTGGGCCGCGGCCGCGCACAGACCGCGTGGTGACAGGAGGACACCGATGAGCACACCCGCGACCTTCGCCACGCCATGGGCCGGCGATCAGGATCCGGTGCGCGCCGAAATGTGGGTGCAGTACGCGGGCATGGTGCAGACCAAGCTGACCAACCACCGGCCCGAGCCCGTGTATTCCTACTATCTGCACGAGGGACAGCCGGTGACGGGGCTACTGGGCACGCATGGCCTCCGTGAGCCCGTGTCCGGCATGGACCTGGGGTGCAGCGGCCCGCGCGGCGGCATCGTGCCCCCCCACCTGCCCGAGCCGCACGGCAAGCCGGTGCCCACCGACCAGGTGTCGCCGCTTTGCGCGCCGCTGATTATCGAGGGCACCGGAGCCGAGCCACCCGCCGAGCCGAAGGGCTGAGAACTGCGCCATGCCCTGGACGGCCATGCTGAAGCAGTCCGCCACCGTGTACCGCGCCACGGTGACGCAGCAGCCGACAGGCGAGGACATACGGGAATGGGCGGCGCTGCCCGCCACCGTGGGGTGTCTGGTGCAGCCGGCGGGCGGGCGGTGGGTGCAGGCGGACCGCGGCATCGAGAAGGTGGCCACGTGGCGGCTGTTCTGCACCGCCGGGGCCGATATCAAGGAAGCGGACCGGGTGAACGTGGGCAGCGAATGGTACGTCGTGACGCTGGTGAACCGCTACACCACCACCAAGCTGGATCACCTGGAGGTGTACCTCGAGCGCGGGGCCACGACGCAGTTCCCCACCGTGACGGCGCCGTTTCGCCACAGCGCCGTCATTGATATGCGGCGCCAGGGGCGGCGGCTGTGAGCGTGCGGGTGGTGCGGGTGGAAGACAACAGCGGCGAATGGCTGCGCAAGGTGGACGCCGCGGGGCTGGCCGGTATCTACGCGGCCGCCGTCATTCTGGTGCAGGACGTACAGCAGCGCATGATTAACAGCCCGCGCGGGGGGCGCCTGTACGCCAGCCGCAAGGGGCCGGGCCAGGTGCACAAGGCCAGCGCGCCGGGCGAGGCCCCGGCGGTGGACCTGGGCGAGCTGGTGGGCAGCGTGACACAGGCGCGCACGCGCACCGGGCCCGTCACCAGCGTGGTGCAGGTGGGGAGCACCGTGCCCCACCTGGGCGCCGTGGTCCTCGAATCCGGCCCCAGCCGCATCCGCCCGCGCCCCGCCTACCGGCCTGCGCTGGCGCGCGTGGAGCCCATGGTGCCCGGCCTGGTGATGCAGGCGTACGCGCGCACCGGCGGCACGGGCTCCGCGTGAACCCGCTGCCCGCCCTGCGCGCTGGCCTCATGGCCGTCCTGGCCGGGGACGCGGCGCTGGTGTCGCTGGTGGGCCCCAACCTGGCGTACAGGCCCCGGCGCGAGATCACCCAGTTCCCCGCGCTCACCTTCTTCGACTTCGGCTTCCAGCCCGACCCCACGGTGCCGCTGCTGGACCGCACGTACCAATTCGATGCGTGGGGGGAAACCCTGGTCGACGCCGAGGCCGTGCGCGAGCGCGTGCGCGCGGTGCTGGACAAGCGCCCCGGCATTATCGCGGCCATGGATATGGTGGGCGTGCGGGTGCGCGCCTTCTACTGGACCGCCGACAGCACGCTGCTGGAGGAGAATGCCGAGGTCGAGCACTGCGTCAGCGAGTACCGTTGCCTGGCCTACTACAACCCCACCTAGGGAGGGCGCACCATGCCGCTGGCTACACCTGTCTACCACTTCGAGGACCTGGAGCTGGGCCCCGCGAACGTGTACTGGGGCGACCCCGCGGGCACCGGCCCGGACGCCGAGCGCTTCCTGGGCGTGATGGGCGACACGCTGGCGCTGCACATGGCCACCACCACCAGCCCGCTCACCGGCGCCCAGTTCGGCGACATTGCGTTGAACAAGATCGTCACCGGCGGCAGCTTCACCATCGTGGTGCCCTTCAAGGAAATCAACCTCGACAACATCGCCATGGCCTTTGCGAACAGCGAGCAGTACACGGCCACCGGGCCGCCCGCGGGGGATGGCGTGGTCTTCAAGCCGCGCGTGGGCAAGGACCTGCGCAGCCTGGCCAAGCCAATGCGGATCGTCAAGTTTGCGCTGGGCGGGGACGAAAGCACCGACCCCGAGGACACCTTCATTTTCTACCTGGCCAGCCCCACCGATGCCGACGTGACGCTGACATTCGCGCCCACCGAGCAGCGGGTGATGGAAGCCAACTTCGAGTGCTGGCCGGACGCTGCGCATGACAACGCTTGGGGATACTGCGGGGTGGCGCCGGACGCCCCGGGGCTGCTGCTGCGCGAGAAGCAGAAGGCCGCGTAGGACATGGCCGCCGCCAAACCCGAAGGGGCGGTACCGGTCGGGGAGGCCTTTCCGGCCCCGGCCCCAGCGCCGCAGCCGGACGACCAGGTGCTGGACATGGACGCCTTCGTGCCCGCGGTGCGCTGGCTGCGCCGCGGCGGGGTGGCGTACCGCCTGCGCACCTTCTACGACATCCCGGGCGCGGACCTGGCTGAGCTGTTTCGGCTGGAAGACGAGCAGCGGGACGACCCCGGGCGCGGGGTGCCGGACATCAAGCGCCGCATGCTGGCGCTGGTGGCGCCCGACATGCCCGAGCACGTGCTGAAAGGCTTCACCCTCAATGAGCTGATTCTGGTGCTGGACGATGCGTGGAAACGGCGCCCCCCCGTCGTGGCCCCGGGCGCCGCGGACAGCAGCCCGGGGCCGCCCAGCAACGGCACGGTCTCCGGTGGGGCAAGTTGATGGCGCGGGTGGCCCGCTTCTACGGCTGGCCACCCGCCGTCGTGCTGGGGCTGTCGCTGGGGCAACTGGCACGGTGGGACGCGCTGCGCGATGAGGTGGCGGCCGAGGAGGAACTGGTGGCGCTGACCGTAGCCAGCGTGCCGCACATGACCGCCAAGGCGCGCAAGGCGCACGTGGAGCGCGTGGCGCGGCGGGCCAACCCCGCGGGGCCGGCGCCGCCAGACCCGGCGCGCCAGCGCCAGGCCAAGGCGCGGCTGGCCATGCTGATGGCCGGCAAGGGGCTGCCGGATGCCTGACCAGCCCATCAAGAAGGTCTTTGTCGAGTTCACCGCCGACAGCAGCCAACTGCGCAGCGAGATGGCCAAGGACGAGACGGCCATCAAGGCACAGCAGGCCAAGCTGGTGCAGGGCGCTGGGGCCACCAGCGAGTCCATAGCGCAGGCGGTGCGCTCCGGCCTGAAAGAGGGCATGACCGAGGAGCTGAACAAGGCCGGGGTGGCGCTGGACAAGCTGGCGCCCAAAACCAAGAACGCGGCGGACGGGCTGAAGCAGGTGTCGATCACCGGCCAGGGCGCGGCCACGGCGGCCAAGGCGGTGGCGGCGCCCATTCTGAATGAGCTGGTGCCGGGCCTGGGGAACCTGGCGAGCGCAGGCAAGGAGGTGGGCAGCACCCTGGGCAACCTGGGCGTGGTGGGGGGCGTGGCCGGGGTGGCCATTGTCGCCCTGGGCATGGCGGTGTCGTCGTGGATGGACAAGGTGAAGGAGGCCACGGGCTGGCAGGACAAGCTGCGCGAGTCCATGGTCGGCACCGACATTGGCAAGGCCACCAGCAACCTGGAGGAGCAGGGCGCCAAGCTGCGCCAGTTGCAGGCCGACGCCGAGCGCGCGGGGCAGCCGATCACCGGCCTCACCAGCGGCTACGTGGCTCTCAGCAGCAGCCTATCCGCCACCAATGCGGCGCTGGCCGTGCAGCGAGCGCGTCTCGAGGACGCCACCGCCGCGCTGGACGCCCAGTGGAAGAAGGTGCAGCAGGGCGTGCTGGCCAACCAGGTACTGCAAGAAACCGCGGCGGCGGCCGAGGCGGTGGCGCGCAACGAGATGGCCATGGCGGCATCGGGCGCCGCGGTGGCGGCCGCCGGTGTGGGCCTGAAGGCCGTGATGGCGGACCAGAACCAGCTCCGCAAGGACGCCATCGACCTCCAGATCAAACAAATCGAAAGCGACCCCGCCCTGACCGCGCTGCAACGCGCGGACATGGTGGCCGCGGCCAACCAGAAGAAGGCGAACAGCGACACC